GGGGAATGCATGAGGGACGCCGAAGATTTCGAAGTGTACCTGAGGATCATTCAGAAAGACCTTTGTTGTGGGCTAGGCCCTAAGCTGGTGCTTCAAGCTTACCCCGGACTGATAAGGCAGTTTGACGTTATGCGAGCGGCTAAGTTCACCACTCTTCCAACTCGGGGAAACTTCGTCATCGAGCCCAAGTATGATGGTCTTCGATGCATCGCCATGGTTGATGAGGGAGCCGTCACTCTGCTCTCACGCAATGGGAAAGAGTTTACCTCTTCAGACCATCTGAAGGATTCCATTCTGAAGCTAGGCCGCAATGGAGTATTCGACGGGGAACTTACCTCAGGGAACTTCAATTCCTCAGTCTCAGCGGTCAAACGGAAATCAGAACAGAATGACTCTACGGTTTACAACATCTTCGATTACCTGGACCCGGATGAATGGAAAACCCCGGTCAATTCCTGGCGTCAGCGACGTTTTAAGCTCACAGAAATGTTTCGGGCAGGTACGCCATCAGGGTTGGTTTTGACGCCCGCGTACGACCTCTCCTCGGAAGCCGACGCCTTCAAATACTACAACCAGTTTCTCAACCTGGGCTATGAGGGTGGTATCGTGAAGAATGCCAGAGGTATTTATCGCTTCTCTCGGCATCGGGACTGGATGAAGTTGAAGGAAACCAACGATGCGGATCTTCGGGTAGAATCTCTGGTTGAAGGTGAAGGCAAGTATCGGGGTATGTTGGGAGCCGCCATCGTCTTCTACAACAACAAACGGGTCAGCGTAGGATCTGGATTCTCAGATGAGCAACGGGAGTTGTTCTGGCAAAACTCCAACTTGATCCTGAAGAAAGTCATTGAGATTCACTACCATCAGGTGACCCCAGAAGGTTCTCTGAGACATCCCCGGTTCATTAAAATCAGGGAAGACAAGTCCTGACATCCGGGCCTGACCCTGATATAATGAATTTGTCGGCCCTGGCTGGCACTGGTTACCACCACTTTCAAGGAGAATCAAATGTCTGACCTCATCCTCCCCTCCGCGGTTTATTCGGAGACCCATTCCCCCAAGCTGTCTGATCAATACGTTCATATCAAGACGGCAGATGTTCTTTCACGTTTTCAGGACATGGGTTGGGAAGTTTCTTCGGCCAACGCGGCTAAGCACTCGAAGACCCCTCAGTTCGCACGCCACGCTATCCGTCTGCGTCATAAAGACTTTCCGATGCTGGATACCGACAACGTGGTGCCTGAACTCATCGTACTCAACTCCCACAACGGTTCCTGGGCCTTGCGTATGGCTCTGGGCATGTTCCGTATGGTTTGCTCCAACGGCATGGTCGCCGGATCGCTCTGGGGTGGCATCGCTCTGAAGCACTACCGGATCAAGGACTTGGAAGAAAAGGTAGTCCAGGTCACCCATGAGATCGATGGACTCAGCCACAGGCTGTCTGACAGCATCAAGCACTGGTCGGATGTTCAAGTCCCCCTGAAGGAACAACAGGAGTTTGCTCAGAAAGCTATCGCCATTCGGTGGGGCAATCGCAATCCTCTTACCGTTGAACAACTTCTGGAAGCACGTCGCCCGCAGGACATGGGAAGTGACCTCTGGAAGGTTTTCAACCGGGTACAAGAAAACCTGACCCAGGGTGGTATGATGGGCAGGTCGTCCAGTGGAGCTAACCTAAAGCTTCTCCCCGTCCGCAATGTCAAGCGGGACTTCAAGTTCAACTCCCAGCTCTGGGATCTGGCTAACGAATTCGCGAAGGAAGCAGCATGAGTCGAGAAGAATACTACAGCCAGTCCAAAATCAAAACCTGGCGCCGGTGTCATGCCTCTTATGATTACCGGTATGGCCAGGGGTTGATAAGGCGAACGGCTCCAGTGGCTATGCTCAGGGGTACAGTGCTTCATGCTATGATGGAAGCCAATATTCTGGGCAAAGACCCAATGGTCCCGTTGGGAGCTTACTCTGAAGCCTATTCAAAGCTCTGGGCTGAAGAGGCTGAACAGTATCCCGCTCCGGAGGAGTTGGTCTCTATCATTCATCGGTATAATCGACATTGGACCAACGATGGGCTGACCTATGGCGATCGAGCTGAGCTTGAGGTGATGACTGAGTATCGTGGACTGAAGTTCAAAGGTATCATCGATGCTATGCCAGATGATACTCAAGGAAGACGCTGGCTCTGTGATCACAAAACCCATAAAACCCTACCAGATGAAAACGCCAGGTTCGCTGACATCCAGACGGTCTTGTACTATTGGGCGGCTAGGGACACGGGACTTAAGGTTGACGGAATCTTGTGGGATTACCTGAGGACTAAGCCTCCAGCGATCCCTGAGCAACTGAAGGCGGGTGGACTGACCAAGCGGGCCAACATCGACACTGATCGGGCCACCTACTTGGGACGCATTAACGAGCTTGGTCTAAACCCTCAGGACTATGCTGATATTCTGGCTAAGATTGACAAGAACGTATTTTTCCAGCGAGTTTACCTACCGAAGCCAGCCGAGGAGTTAATCATCAATGTTGTGGAGGAGTTCTTCGACACCGCACATGAGATCGAAAACAGCACCAGCAAAGCCCGTAACTTGACTTTCAACTGTTCAACCTGCACTTACTACCCCATCTGCTCGGCTGAAGTTCGAGGTCTGGACTCCTCATACATCAGGAAGCAGTTGTATATGCTTCGGGAGACGAGATGAAAACCTTCTGGGACAAAGTTACAGTAAATGGCCTTGACGGATGCTGGATATGGAGAGCAGGACTAAACTCTAATGGCTATGGTATGGTTAGATTCCAAGGTAAGGTCCGTTCGGCCCATCGGGTGTCCTATGAATTAACCCATAAACCCATCCCTTCTGGTATGGTAGTTATGCACTCTTGTGACAATAAACGTTGTGTAAATCCCAACCATTTATCCATTGGTACGCATATGGACAATATTCAAGACATGGATAAGAAGGGTCGAGGAAACCGTGTTCGACTCCCCGGAGTCCGGAATGGGAGGGCTAAGCTTACTGAGTTGGATATTCGGAGTATCCAAGGTAGTGTGGAGTCTGGAAAAGCCTTATCAAAGAAATGGGGGATTTCCCAGACAAGAATTAGTTTAATACGTAATGGAAAAGTCTGGAGTCATCTTCCCTGCGAGAAGCTAAATAGGGTATAATTACCAAATCGGAATCCCCTGACCGACCTTTCGGGGGACCTATCCACCAAGTGGAAGGAGAAGTAGAAATGTCGATCATCGACAAAATAGCGCCTGTAAAGGCTCTGCCCAAAGTACTGTCCATGTTGGTTTATGGACGGTCAGGAACCGGGAAAACCACCTTCGGCGGGTCTTTCCCTTCACCCATCCTGCTTATCGACATTCGTGAGAAAGGCACCGACAGCATTGCCAACATGGAAGGCATTGATGTAGTGTCCATCTCCAAGTGGTCTGAGCTGGAGGAAATTTACTGGTACGTGGAATCCTCCGACAAGTACAAGTCGGTGATTCTGGACCAGATCAGCTCAATGCAGGAATTGGCCATGGAACATGCAATGGCCGAGGAGAACAAAGATATCATGTCCCAGCGGCTATGGGGAGTGGTGTCTGGGCTGATGAAAACCTGGCTGCTGAATTACCGCGACCTTACCGAGAAGGGAATCAATGTCTTGTTCATCGCACATGATCGTACCAGTAAAGGTGAGAGTGGTGAGGAAGAAGACGTCATTGATCCGCAAGTAGGTCCTCGCCTAATGCCCAGTGTAGCGGGTATGTTGAATGGGGCGGTGAAGGCTATCGGGAATACGTTTGTCCGCGAGGTGTTCCTGGAAGATAAGACCAGGAAGGTAGAGTACTGCATGCGGCTTGGTCCCCATGCTTATTACACCACGAAGCTTCGCAACCCCATGGGGACTGACTGTCCCGAGTCAATCATCAACCCCACCGCAGCCCAGATCATGGCTCTCATGGTTGAAGGCGAAAAGAAACCCGTTCGCAAGATCATTTCAAAGGAGAAGTAAATCATGGCAACTACTGCTCGTAAGCGCGCTGACATCACTGTAGACTTCACCGGAGTTGAAGGTGGGGGTGGTGGACGGCTAGTTCCCGAGGGAGAGCATGTCCTCGAAGTCGTCGAAGTCGTCGAAAAGATGTCCCGCGACGACAACCCCTACTTGGGTTGGAAGTGGAAGGTTCACTCGGGTGACTACAAGGGTTCCGTGGTGTATGACAACACCTCCCTTCAACCTCAGGCCCTTTGGCGTCTGAAGGGTTTGCTGGAGGCCATGGAAGTGGATGTGGCTGATGGAAAGCAGGGTCTCAATTTCGGAGAACTGAAGGGAAGAACCTGCCGTGTTGAAATCGCCCACGAAACTTACCAGGGGAAAGATAAGGCCCGTATCTCGGCATTCATCCTTCCGGAAATCCAGTCCTCTTCAGCTGAGCTGTACAAGAAGGGTGATAAGGTTACCTTCAGCAATGATGGGATCGACCTGGAAGGAGTGGTCATCAGTTGTACCAAGGGGAAAGTCGTCTTGAAGTTGACCGTCGATGGTGCGGAGGAGGAGTGGGAGTTGGACGCTGATGAACTGATCCCGTTCTAAATTCCCCTGGACTAATGGAAAGGCCCTTTCGGGGGCTTTTCCAGCTTATAATGGGTATGTCACTATTCAGGAGTTCATCAAATGAGCGACTACAAAATCTTCACCGACCACAACCGTCACACCTATCTGCAGTACAGGGACAACGGGAAAACCCGGAACTATATCTCTATGGTCGATGGAACTATCGACTGCATACAGCTATCCAAGACTGATTTCATCCGACTGAAGCCTTACATCAAATCTACCACAGAACACTTTGCTAAAACCTACCTTAACAGCCACTTGACTATTTCCCGAGCGGCCAGAGCCGTTTTACGTGGGGTTTTAGGGGATTCCGGAGCCGAAAATGAGGCCAGTGGAGACCCGCGTTTTAGCGGGGGTACAGTGGGAATACAGGAAATTGCGCTAGAAAATAACTGGGAGCCCTCCCACTGCCGAAGGTTCCTCAGAAAGACCCTGGATAAGCCCGGGGGTCGATGGGTATTTAGCCCGGAAGAAGCTCAGAGGATAACCGAGATGCTTAAGGAGTACTTTACTCGTGAGTCAGTTTGAACTAAGGCCTTACCAGGAGGAGGCTGTACAGTCTGCCCTTCACCATGAGGGCTATGGGTTGTTGATGGAGCAGCGAACAGGAAAGACCTACGTCTCTCTTGAGCTGAGTCGACGGTGGGGTTGTACTGATGTTCTAATCATCTGTCCCAAGAAAGGTATCCCCGTCTGGACTGAAGCCATCAAGCTAATGGGGCTCAATCCAGCATATTACACCATCATTAACTTTGAGCGATTTATGCTCAACCCCGGAGATTACCTCTATAGTCGGGACTTAACTATAGTCGATGAGAGTCATCGCATTAAGGAACGCAGTAGCAAGGTTACTCAGGCATGTTGGAGACTTGGCCGTATAAGCCGCAAACGTCTGATCCTGACAGGTACCCCACAGGGGCAGGGGATGGAGGACTATTACGCTCAATTACGGTTCATTAGGCCCGATCTTTTCCCCAACTGGAAAGCGTTTTCGGGACGATACCTGATCATCAAACAAGTTAGAATCCCTGGAAGGGAAGAAGATCCGTTCCCTAAGATTACCGGATACAAGAACCAGGAAGAGTTTAAGCAAATACTTAAGTCATTATCATATCGGGTTCTTCGAGATGAAGTCTCAACCGTAAAGACCCTGGTTAGAAGGAAGATTTACAAGATTCAGCCCTCCCCTGAGTTCTTGGTGGACTATGAGCAAATGAGGGATAGGCTTTACTTAGAACTGCAAGATGCATTAGCTACGGCTGCGATGCCCATGACCCAGATGATGAAGCTCCATCAGTTATGCGGCGGTTTTATCAAGGACGACACGCGAGTCACTCATGCCACTTCTCAGGATAAACTCTCTTTCCTGTGGAATCTGGTCGATACTGAGCTTAAGGGTAAGACCTATGCTATCGTGGCTAACTTCAAAGCTGAAATGGATGCAATCTCAGTCGGACTCACTGAGCGAGGAATATCCCATGTACAGATCCGTGGGAAGCATCAGTATGATCCTGATGACCGAAGTCAAGTAACCATCTTGAATCCATCAGCGGGAGAGAGCATTAACCTGGCCCACCACAATGAGATGGTAATCTTCTCTATGAACTATTCGTTCTTGAAATGGAAACAGTTCTTGGATCGAATTGTGGTGGTAGATACCACAGAAGTCAGATACCATTACCTACTAATGAAAGGGACGGCCGATGAAGTAATTTACACCGCAGTAATCAACAAGAGAAGATTGAGCGATTCGGTGATGGAAATTTTCAAAATTTAGTTCATCGAGACATTTACATTTTTGCTTACCTGACATATAATGATTTTACTGGATCCAAACCCAGACTTTTTAATTTCTGAAGGAGAAATATCATGACCAAGACTCAAACCGACGAATCCGTTGCAGAAGCCACCACCATCACTCTTGCTGAGATCTGCGCCGAGATGGGCATCAAGACCACTGGTGCTCGGGTGAAGCTGCGCAAGAAGATGGCCGGCGAGCGCGAAGGCAATGCCCGCTGGACTTTCCCTCTCGATCAGAAGGACGAGATCATCGCCCTTCTCACTCCGACGCCGAAGACTGAAGCTGTCGAAGAAGACGAAGAAGCTGCTGAGTAATCTATCCGATTATCCAGGAAAAAGGAGGAGGGAGGGTCACAAGCTCTCCCTTTTTCTATGAATCCAGAAACCTCAGCCTCTCGAAAGTTCAGGAAGAAGTTACCCCTTGGATGTCATCAAGTTAGGGTAGAGAATCCGGCTGGACCAGGAACCCCGGACTTAAACTGTTGCTTAAACGGTAAAGAGTTCTGGATCGAGTTTAAGCAAGTAAAGACCCTACCTAAGCGGGCCGCCACTCCGGTATTCACTAATTGCCTTGAGCCACACCAAGCTTTATGGGCCATGCTTAGGACTCGAGCTGGTGGTAGAGTTTACGTCGTGGGGTACGTGGAAGAGTCCGATGAGTTCTTTATCATCCCCGGAAAACTAGCCTCAGAGTTTAATTCCATGACTTTAAGCCAACTCAAAGAGCTAACCGTAACTATCGAGCAAATCCTAGAGTAAGCTCATGTCTTTACTACTTGAAAATTCCACGCATCGCTACTTGGACTTTTACCACACCCACATTAAGGGCGTGGTTTCAAACCGAGAACCCTCTTGGTTCCGGACTCCAGGGGTTGCTGAACCCCCTGTGATGCTCCCCAAACCAGCCTTCCGGCCGGACTCCCCTCCAAGACGTCTTTGGCGAAGTATAGTCTCTTGGCTCCTTCGGACCCCAAAAGGGACCTAGTTCCTGGGATGTGGGCTAAGGCCGCCCGAACCCCCTGGAAGGGACTCCCAGCTACTACTCCAGCCATAGCCGTCAATGGTCCCATAGGGGGAGTAGGAAGTTGACCCGTGGTCAAATGCCGACTTACGTCAGGAAGAGTATTGAGTGTGCTGAACAGATCCTGACCTGTCGTAGACATGTAAGGATAAATGTCTTGGAGGTTTTGGGTGTGACGATTGACATCCGAGTATAGCTGAGCCGGGTCAGTGTAAGCTCTTGGAGTAGCCCCATACACCCCTTGGTTAGAGCGTTGATAAACCTTATTGTTGACTGTCCCTGGAACCACCTTATCCCGCCAAAAGCTCTTGGCATCAGACAGGAGGGACTGAGCTGACTTGTCTTTTACTGCCCAGGCGTCTACGTCAGCCGACAAGTTGGAATACAGGTTACGAAGCTCGGTTCGGGCTTTCCGGTCGCCCATGGATGACCCTGGAACAGCGGCATCTTTTTCGGCCCTACGCAGGGCGGTTCCTACGGCTGTCTGAAGCTTATGAAGCTCATCAAAAGACAGTAAAGTTTTAGGGCTTTGAAGAGCCATAAGTCTTTTAGCTGAATCCGGATCAAACTCGTCGATTCGCTGATAGATAGGATTTTTCTCTAGTACCGAAACTCCCCTTTTGTTGACTGGAGTCAACTGAGCCACTACTCGAGAGACCGTAGGGGCAGTATTCAAGAGCTTTACTCCAGGAAGCCCGGCATTAAGGACATGGTTATCCAGTTCTTGCCACAACTGGCTCCCTCGAGTCTCTAGAGCTTTTCCACCCTCAACAATAGCTTCCCTGAGCTTTTCACCCTCTAGAAGACGAGGCTCAAAAGATTTCCCGGTCTTAGAAGGAATGTCCTTAATGTCTTGAGCCGCCCGAGTAAAGGCTAGACTCTGGTCTTTTACAATTCCTGGATATCCCGGGAGGTTACGCTCGAGAGCTGAAGTGGTAGAGGATGGGTCCAGGTCCCCAATTT